TATCGCTGGCCAGCCGTCTGGCGGGCTGTCGGATTCGAGTGTCCGCACCATCCGAACGAGTCGCAAATGCTGGCTGGTCATAGGCTATGGGGTAATTCCGACCTCGACGTAGGGGTTGTCCTCGCTCTCAGGACTCGGCACGAACACTCGGCGCTTCGGCGGCGGGCCTCCGTTGCGCTCGCAGAGCTTCTGCCAGCCGGCCTCGAAAAGCACCAGGAAGTCATTGATCACCGCCTGGAGCTTATACTCGATGTCGGCATCGCGGTTGACCGTCAGAAGGAACTTCGGAAAGCCGCGCCGATAGCTCAGGAACTTCCACCAGGGCCGGCCAGTCACCAGCATGGAGCCGTGAACCTGAGCCCGGTATTGCTTCGGAAGTTCATCAGCCAGCAGATATTTCACATGGGCAGGGCATTCCGGGCACTTGATCTCGATCCCACCGTGCTCGCCCAGCAAGCCGTCAGGAGAGCAGCCGACCCGACCGTCATCGGAGACGCATAGACCGACGCGCGTAATCTCCTCGCCGTACTCGAGGGAATACCAGGGCTTGGCTTCGTCCTCTAGGATATTGCCCTGCTCCGTAGCGAAGGCGGAGAACCCCGCCAGCGGTCCCTGAATCCATCGCTCGGCCAGCTTCGTGGCCAGGTACGTCTGGACTGTCTCTCCGGTGCGCGGCTTGAATTCGGGAGTCACGATGTTATCGAACTCACTGGCCGTGATGAGGCCCGCGCGCGCGGACAGCCAATCGCCGCTGCCCTGCTCAAACTCCGTGTGAATCTTCACTTACCCTCCATCTTGCGCACGATCTCGGCCACGCCTTCCAGCGCCAACACCGGCAACTCATCAAAGGTCGCCGCGCCGCTCGAAGCCGCGAGGTCTTGCGGGTCTCCGCCAGCGGCCGCGACGCGTTTCTTGAGGCTGGCCCGGGCTTCGTTCGCCTTACGGTTCAGGAACTCATCCAGGCGCTCCCAGGCCGTCGTAACGATCTCGGGGTACGCCTTGGCCTTGGCATAGGCAAGGAATTGAGCCTCGTTGACCCGCAGGGCTTTGACGCGCGCCTGCAAGTCCTGGGTCTGATTAACGTCGATCTTGCCGCCCTCGGCCTTTGCATCTGAATCGTGCTCGATCACGATGTTGAGGGCATCGCAGAGCGCAAACCGTTTGGCATAGGTGCCGGCGGCGCCATCAGCTTGGGTGTCGGTTGCCCCCGGGGGGCCATTGCCGACCCGCACGGCGAACTCGTTGGAGTTGCTGTGTCCCCCGATGTGCTGAAGGGTGCAAATCTTCACCAGCCGCGCTTCCTCGTAGCGAGTTGAGAACGAGACGGTGAATCCGTGGCGCTCAAGGCATGGCTGAACCTGGCGCATGATGTCCTCGAATGGCGCGAATTTGTAGCGCACGCTGCCGTCTTTGTTCGGGACTGGGCGCATGGCCTGGATCTTGGGCATCTCGGCCTGAAGCGCGGCCTTGGCGGTCGCGTAGTCTCGCTCGGAGCGCCGGTCCTCGATGTGCTCGGAGAGCTTCACAAGCTCAGCGAACGCGGCGACATTCTCGTGGGTGATACCCTTGTCGATCATGGCCTGCATCATCTCGGCTGGGTTGGGCATGGGCCGCGCTACCGCGCCGGCCTCGCTCTTGATGACTGAAAGGTTGGGGTCGGTCATACCAATTCTTTCTGCTCTGTCGATGCAACACTTCCGTCCTCGATGATTACCGAAGTGCTCGCGTCAGTGCCGACTCGTTCCATCCATACCTGCGCGTCTGCCGTCTTTGCCATATCCGTGAGCAGGACCATGCTCGCGTCGTCCAAAAGGGATCCGTCCCGTATCAGAAGCACCTTAAGCTTTGGATTGAGAGCAATCCCAATCGCCACGGATACCCTTAACTGCTCCGCGCTGCTGCACTGCTCGAATGGGATGCCGTCCAGCGTGACTCCGCCCGCAGTGTCGAACAGCAGGCCGGGCACCGGGTATTTGGCCGCCGTCGTCTTGCGCTTCTTGTCCGAGTCCATCGCATCCAGCTTGCGCGTCAGTTCGTCCGCGGCGTCGCTCTTAGCCTTGAACTGCTTGACGACCTCCGCGCGCTGGGCATTCTCGCGCACCTTGCGATTGTCTGATTCTACCGCGGCGGCCCGGGCGCGAAATGGGGCAAGGTCGATGTCTTGCAATTTGGCCGCCGACTCGCGGGCAGTCTTGGCGGCAATCTCGGCATGTTCGGCGGTTGACTGTTCGGCCTGAAGTTGTGCGGACAGCTTATCAAGGTGTGTCTTTAGTCGCGCAATCTCCTGCTTCGTCGTGGTGATTGCATTCTCGGTGCGCAGCGTGTTTCCAGCCGCAACCCCGGCTTCGCGCGTCAGGTCTTTGGCTGCAACGCGGATGACTTCGTTTTCGCTGTTCTTGTTCGCCGCCTGCTGCTGCTCGGCGATCACGTCGCTGGCCGAAATCTCGGCGGCGGGCGCGTTCTCATGCCGCGGCATCGCCGCCATTCTTGCCTGCAACTGCTTGGCCTCTCGGTTTACCGCCGTGCGCTCGTCGTAGATCTTCGCGGCCTTGGCGTCGTGCTCCGAGAAGTCCAGCCCCACCAAGCCGCGCAGCGTCTCGGCCTGCTTCTCAGGCTTCTGGCGGGCGAAGTCCAGAGGGTCAAAAGTCAGCTTGCCGACCAGCTTATCGAGAATCCCCTGAGGACTCATCTGTTTCACGCCGTCCGCATTGGTGACGACGAGCGAAGTTCCGCCGGCGGCTGTAAAGGTGCGTTTGACGACGATCTCGCCCAAGTCCACGACGATCTTTGCCTTCTCTTCGCCGCGTCGCACCGGCATCCGGTCGCTGGTGTCGCCGCCAAGCGCGTACTGGATCGAATCCAGCACGGAAGATTTGCCGGCTCCGTTCTTGCCGCCGATGACAACGACGTTTCCGTGCGGGGTGATTTCCACGGCCTGGAGCCGTTTAACATTTTCGGAAGTGAGTTTGATTATTTTGCTCATTTGGTGTTTTTGGTTTTGGTTAATTTTGGCCGCTCATATCTCCGCCTCCTGGCCATCCAGCACCAGCGCGGCCAGTTCGGGCCGGCCTGACTGGATGTAGCCTAGGGCCACCTTCATCAGCGCCCGCTGCTGCTCAATCCGTGCGCTTAACTCTTGCTCAACCCGCATCGCGTCTCGAATCTGATCCCTGGCCTGCTGCATCGTCACAACAGCACCCTTAATGGTTTCGTTAATAGTCATAGGTTTTCAAATCAAAGCCCGGGGGAGTTGGCGTGGGGTAGATGAGCCCACTGCGCCGCAGCTTGGCGCGATCCCCCGGGCTAAAGTCTTGCTGCTCATTTCAGTCTTTGAGGTCTCCGGGCTCGATCACTTCGGCCACTGTGACCGGACATTGCTTTTCCCACCAGGGCAGAAACGCGAAAGGCACGTCCCACCAGGTTTGGCCCGTCAATCGGCATTCAAAGCGCGTGGCCAGCTTGGCCTTGTCCGGCCAGCGGGCCAGAATCGCCCGGCTGTCGGCGCTGTCCTGAAAATACAGGTCGCTCTCGTGATTGCTGATGGGCACGCCCGCCGCGCCGAGGTCGCCGTATAAAGTCGCAGTCATTGGGACTCCTCCAGCAATTGGCGCGCTGCGGCGTACACATCGTTTTCATGCTCGATCAGCCTTCCGGTGATTTCGCATTTCCCAACGATTGCGACTAAACCGCGCAACGCCTCGACCATCGCCGTGCGCTGGTTGCACGCCCGGACAATCATCCGCGCATCCGCAATCCGTTGCGCTTCTCTGGGACGGCTCATCGTGCAAAGCCGTTCCAGTCCTTCGCTTACGGTGATATAGACTTCTGAGTTGTCGCGCTCGACGTGAAGCAGTTCGGGCGGGGGAAGAGCGGGGGTGTTCATAGGCTTAGCGCGAGTCCCGTCATTCCCTCAATCACTTGCCCCAGGTCCAGGTGGCAGCGCGATACAAACTCGCCGTTGGCAAGCTCGAACTTCGCGCGGCATTGCGGATGTTTCATCTCGATAATTCCTTGTCGATGCTATGTCTGGTTTGGTGCATGTTAGACTGTCGCGGCAGGAGCCAGTCTAGCCTCATTCTTTCCAGTTCAAGGTCCTTCCGAAGCTGTTCAATTTCCATCTGCGTCTTCGCTAGAGCTTGGAACAGGTAGTACTCGGGTTCCACCAGGTCTCTCAGAACTTCCTTCAGCCGGTCGCGCTCGCGCTCGAGCCTTCGCGCAAATTCGCCCGTCACGGTCGCGCGCGACCAGAAGCCAAAAATAAGCGCCTCCGCGTGGTCGGTTTCCGGGGTGTCGGAACCGACCCGCGGAGTTGCGTCGT